CCTTGGAAAGAAGCATAAGTAATGGCCATAACAACATACGCAGAGCTGAAAACGGCAATTACGGATTTTTTGAACCGTGATGACCTAGATTCGGCGGCAGGGACGTTTATTTCGTTGGCTGAAGCTGACTTGCAGCGCAGAATACGTCATTGGCGTATGGAAAAGCGCAGCACGGCTGAGATTGACACGCAATACAGCGCAATTCCTGCTGATTTTGCCGAGGTTATCCGTTTTTACGTCACATCTGGCGATACAAAGCCGCTTGAGTTGATTGGCCAGGCGGAATTGCTGGATCGTAAGCGCAAAAACCTCAACACGAGTGGATCGCCGTCATATTATGCGATTACGGCTGGTGAAATTGAGGTTTACCCGGTTCCAGACGGCACATACACGGCTGAACTGTATTATTTCTCGCGTATTGAGGAATTGAGCGACAGCAACACGTCAAACTGGCTTTTGGACTACTACAAGGATGCGTATTTGTATGGTTCGCTGGTTCACTCGGCTCCGTACTTGAAAGATGATGCGCGCATCCAAACTTGGGCGGCGTTGTATCAAAGCGCGGTTGATGCTATAAACATGGAAAGCGAAAAGAGCAAATTTGGTGGTTCTGGTCGCAGACTCAAAATCAGGAGCTACTAATGAGCTTTTCTAACTCGACAGAGACGCTAGTGCTTAACTGGCTCTTAACAACGGGCAGCGCAACGCGGCCTACATCTTGGCACTTGGCTTTGTTTACGAGCAATCCTGCTGAAGACGCTAGTGGCACAGAGGTTAGCACTTCAGGCACAGCTTATGCGCGTCAGTCTGCTGCGTTTACTGTTTCTGGCAACACAGCGTCAAACACGGCGGCGATTGAGTTCCCAACGGCCACTGCGTCATATGGCACAGTCAGCCATGTTGGCGTTTATGATGCGTCTACTGGCGGCAACTTGCTTGCGTATGCTGCATTGTCTGTATCAAAGACAATCGACACGGGCGACGTGCTTCGCGTACCTGCTGGCGACCTTGATATTACGTTAGATTAATAAATGACCGATGTGGTCTACAGAACTGGCTTTGGCACATCATCTTATGGTGCCAGAGCTTTTGGCGTTGATGGCGCTACAAAGGCTGTTGCCAGCACTGTAATTACGGTCAGCGCTACAGTTGCCGCATCGACGCGCGTTAGGTTGACTGCATCAATCGTTGCGGCGTCTGCTTCTAACACGTCTGCATCAAACCGCGTTCGTGAGATTGCCGCGATTGCATCGGTGTCAGCAGGCTCTACAAGCGCAGCACAGCGCGTTATACTTGCAGATGGCAATGTGAGTGCGTCAGCGTCCACACAGAGCGCCGCACAGCGCGTACAGCAGCCCTCTGCGTCTACTGACGTGTCAGCATCCGCTACGGGCAGTGTTGAGCGTGTAAGGCTTTCAGATAGCGTTATTAGCCCTGTCGCCAGCGTTTCGGTAAACACGGTATTTCTTTACACATTCAGCGCAACGTCATCAGCATCTGCTGTATTTGTGCCTACTGTTGAGCGCGTGCAGTTTACTGAATCAAATATTGCGCTTACGTCTGCGTTTTCAGCTAACGCGATTGAGAAGTGGGAGCCTGAGGTTGCCACTGCTGAAATATGGACAACACTTGCGGGAACGCCAGAAATATGGCAGGATGCAACCAACGCATCCGGTGGCTGGACGGCGTCTTCCCTTACATCACAGGATTGGACAGCAGCCCCGGCAAGTGCTGGCGATTGGAATGCTGCGGCATAGGAGAATATCATGGCGGATACAGTAAAGAGAAAACCGGTGGGGGTAAGTTGGTAATGTTTTTATCGCATACCATGGTTGGGGTGAAACCCATATTGAAGGTTTGCGGACTTTCGAGCGGCCATGGCATTACCGAAACATTTAAATCTGCCAAGAAATATCAATTTTCTTTCAACGCGAATGTCAGCCTCCCAGCGCGCCCTAAAGGGGTTGTACCTTACGCCCACAATTCCCGATTTATTCCTTTTGGAAATTGCGACGTTGTGCGAGTTTTCAAGTTTAGAAACATCGCGAAGGTTTTCAATTCTGTTGTCGGTTCTATCGCCGTTAATATGGTCAATTTGTCCGCTTGGTTCTTCCCCGTGGACCCATGCCCACGCCATTCTGTGAGCAGTAACTCGATTGTTTCGATAGGAACCAGCTTTGTATCCGTTGCCGTTTATTGCGGTAAACGCGGGCGCGCCAGCGTAACGGGCGTTAAACATCCGACATTTTTGCTCTGGCGTTCTTACGCCTTGCGTAAAATGCTTGGGGGACATGTGCTTCCAAGTGAAACTGCCCGTACACGCGTCGTAGTCAAGAAAACTGCGAATTTTTTCAATATCCATTGTAAACCCCTATGGTTGATACATGGATGTAACACATTAAAAGGAGGTGTGCAACATGTGCGCTGATACAGTAACAACAACATACGGCCTAGTTAAACCAGAAGTCGGCGCGTCAGAAGACACGTGGGGCGAGAAAATCAACACGAACCTTGATAATGTTGATAATCTGCTTGACGGTACGACGCCTGTAACTGGCATTGATATTAACTCTGGCACAATCGACGGCACAGTAATCGGCGGCAATTCGGCTGCTGCTGGTAGCTTTACGACACTGTCGGCAAGCACGAGCATTACAGGTACACTGGCAACGGCTGCGCAGCCCAACGTGACCTCTGTTGGTACGCTGACATCTCTTGCGGTGTCTGGTGATCTGTCCTTCGGCGACAACGGCAAAGCCATCTTCGGCGCTGGGTCTGATCTACAGATTTACCATCAGACTACTGGAACCGCAGGAAGTTATATCGCAGAAAATGGCACAGGAGATTTGCGAATAAGTGGCAACAACCTTTGGCTCAACGATGTTTCTGGTGACACATATTTCAGGGCTGTAAACGGGTCGTATGCAAAGCTATATCACGCTGGAGATGAGAAAATATCCACCACCAGCACAGGTGTAGACGTCACTGGGACTATCACCAGCGATGGGCTGACTGTGGATGGGATTACAGTTCTTGATAGCGAAACTAACTTTGTCGCTGACACAAGTTCGGCTAATAAATCGTTAGTTCTCGCTTCACAGGGAGCAACAGGTGGTAATGGCGCACTAGGTGCTTCGGTAGCGTTCAGTCGTATTAACTCTGAAAGCCCAAGGGCGGCGATTGCGGCAATAAACACGGATAGCAGCTTTGAGCGCATGGGGCTTTCGTTTTGGACGCACCAAGATAATTTCGCAAACGTAATGAAGAAGCGCATGGTTATTGACCATCGGGGCGACATCAGCTTCTACGAGGACACAGGCACGACACCAAAGTTCTTCTGGGATGCGAGTGCGGAGAGCTTGGGCATTGGGACGACAAGTTTTCCAAGTGGTCCTAACAAACTTGCAATCCAAGGTAATCAAGGGGCGTCTGGCTCTGATACAAACGTAGCTGCTGACGAACTGTTCATTGACAATGCTGGTGATACAGGCATGACGCTTGGATCATCTAACACAGGCACTGGTTACTATGCTTTCGCTGACAGTGACGTAGCACTTCGAGCTGGTATTTTCTACGACCACAGCACAGACGACATGGGTTTCCGTGTTAGCTCTAGCACCCGCATGACCATCGACTCATCGGGCCACCTGCTTGTGGGTAAGACGAGCTTTGACGCAACCACAACAGGCAGCATCATATCAAACAATGGTGAGATATGGGCAACTCGCAGTGGTAGCACTCCTATGTATATTCGCCGCCTGTCATCAGATGGCGATCTTGTGCAGTTTAACAAAGACGGCTCCACGGTGGGGAGTATTGGGACTGCATTTGGCGCTGCTTACATTGGTAGTGCTGATACTGGACTGTATTTCAATGGGTCGTCTGATGCGGTTATACCATACAACCCGTCTGGACCATCTTCACGAGATAATGCAATTGACTTGGGTTTGTCTGGCAGCCGCTTCAAAGACCTCTACCTCTCTGGCGGTGTCTACCTTGGCGGCACAGGGTCGGCTAATAAGTTGGACGATTATGAAGAGGGGACTTTTACGCCTACCGTCTCAAATGAATATGGTAATGTTCCAACAAGCTCGGCGACAACATCGGGACATTATACTAAAGTCGGGCGTCTTGTTACAGCGGTCTTTACTATAGATTATAGCGATTCTGGAGCGGCAGTTGCTTTGCATGATCGAATATCGTTGAGCGGGTTACCCTTTGTGGGTTTGGATTATTTCAATGGAACGGGACAGGCGTTTCAATATGGAGTTATTTCTTCTGGCAACAACGCATTTTGGACGGTCGTAACAACAACCTCATCGTCGTTTTATGTTTATTGCATTGAGGAGGATGGCTCTGTTCAATATGATGAAGGTATTAGAGGTACTGTCACTTACCGAACTTCATAACCACCCCTGTTGGATCACAGGGTAGTCAGTCCATAAACCATCACAGGAGATAAACCGATGGCACTAACAGAAACAACACTAGACGATAAGATCGAAGTCGTAGGCGAGTTTAAGCACGTACAGGTTCGCACTGCCCGTGTAATCTACGACAGTGGCACAGAGATCAGCCGCTCGTTCTCACGCCGTGTCATTGCACCAGATGCTGACATCACAGGCGAAAGCACAGAGCTACAGGCGATCTGCAATGCAGTCCACACCCAAGCCGTTAAGGATGCTTACGCAGCTCACATCGCTGCACAATCAGTTTAATAGGAGACTATCATGGCTATCACATACACTTGGACTATCGCAAACATGGAACGCAACACGTCAGATGACAGTGTGACTATTGCTCACTGGCGCTGCTCTGGTGATGACGGCAACGGCAACACAGCGTCTTCATACGGCACCACCTCGCACACTGGCGTGCCATCAGATCCAGACTTTATTGCTTACGCTTCCCTTACAGAGGCCGACGTATTAGGCTGGGTTCACGATGCAATCGACCAGACTGCAACTGAAACTGCTATTGCTGACAAGATCAATGCAATGGCCAGCCCAACCACTGCGTCTGGCACGCCTTGGTAAACTCAAACTGAAAGGAGATCACGATGGCCGAAGATAAAAAGGTAATCACGATCAACGACGTTGAATACACAGAAGACCAGCTAACAGATCAGCAGAAGGTGATGATTAATCACATCAACTCTTTGCAGCAGAAGATTGGGTCAGCCGAGTTTAACTTGGACCAGCTCAAGGTCGGCAAGGAAGCTTTCGTCAACATGTTGACAGCTTCGCTCGATGAGCCAGCCGAAGCTGAGTAAAGCCAGCAACATAACGCAATTGGCCAGCTATACGCTGGCCTTTTGCATATCTAGCGCAATGTGTTATATTGCCTGTAACGCAGCACCCAAGGGGCAAGAATGTCTTTAATTGATCTCAAAATTCCCGCAGGTGTTTACCGCAATGGCACAGACTTGCAAAGCATGGGCCGCTGGCGCGATGCAAACCTTGTGCGTTGGATTGACGGCACTATGCGTCCACTCGGCGGATGGCGCACACGTTCAGACACAGCAGGCGACGCAAAGCTGCGCGGTATGCTTACGTGGTCTGACAACTCGTCTGACCGCTGGATTGCAGCAGGGTCATACGACAGCCTCTACATTTGGAACTCAGGCGGCACGCGCTTTGACATTACGCCAACTGGCCTAACGGATGGCCGCGAGGATGCAATTGCGTTTACTGGCTTTGGTGGCGGCTTATTCGGCAGCTATGGCTACGGCGTTGCCCGGCCTGACACAGTTCGCATCCAGCCAGCAACAAGCTGGGATTTGTCCGCATGGGGCGAAGACTTGCTGGCGTGTAACGAGGATGATGGCAAGATTTACCAGTGGGAGCTTAACACTGGCACAGCGGCAGCAGTCTTGAGCAATGCGCCGACTGGCAATCACGGCATTGTTGTGACTGAAGAGCGCTTCCTGTTTGCGCTTGGAGCGGGTGGAAACCCGCGCAAAGTGCAATGGTCTGACCGTGAAGACAACAACACATGGACACCAGCGGCAACTAACGAAGCTGGTGATCTTGAGCTTAACACGTCTGGTTTCCTGATGAAGGGCATGAGTGTTCGCGGGCAGACTTTGCTGCTCACTACACGCGATGCACACGTTGCCAACTATATTGGCCCACCATACGTTTATGGTATTGAGCGTGTTGGCACGTCATGCGGACTAGCTGCAAAGCAGGCTGCAATCGTTGTTGACCAAGGTGCATACTGGATGGGCGTAAACTCATTCTACATGTATCAGGGCAGCGGCGTGCAAGAGCTTCAGTCTGACGTATCGGACTACGTGTTCAACGACATCAACAAGGCGCAGATTAGTAAAGCGTTTGCCATGTCAAACAGCATGTTTGGTGAGGTGACTTGGTTCTATCCGTCATCGGCGTCTACTGAGAACAACAGATACGTCACGCACAACTACGTTGAGAATACGTGGCACATTGGTGAGCTTGACCGCACTGCTGGCTATGACCGTGGCGCGTTCCGCCAACCAATGATGATCAAGGCGTCTGACAATAAGATTTATGAGCATGAGATTGGCTTTGATTATGGCGGGCTAACACCGTTTGCTGAAACTGGGCCATTCATGCTTGGCTCTGGCGATCAAGTTGTAAGTGTTGTTGAAATGCTGCCAGACGAGAAAACGCAAGGCGACGTGGACGTTACGTTTAAAACACGCTTTTACCCGAATGGCACTGAGCGAAGCTATGGTCCGTACATTATGAGTGCGCCAACCAGCCTGCGCTTTACCGGGCGTCAAGTTCGTATGCGTGTGGAGGGACATCGCTTGTCTGACTGGCGCGTTGGTATCAATCGCATTGACGCAATCGCAGGCGGGCGTCGATGACCCAGCAGCAACGCGCACCAGAGCCATACGGCGAAGACTGGAAGACATGGGGCCGACGCCTTATGCAGCACTTGGCTCAGATACGCTCTCCGTTGGTTCAGCAGACTGGCAATGAAAGCGCAGCCGACGATGGCACGCTTATGTGGGATCGCACGAACAAGTATCCCGTCGTCAGCAAGAATGGCGAGTGGGTTCAGGTTGTGCTGGAGGATGGCAAGTATTCGGGCAACATTACGTCAGACCAGACTGCTGCGGCGGCGAATACTGCGTATTCCTTGACATATACAGCAAGCACGTCTGACGGCATTGCTAACGGCACTCCGACATCGCGCATAGTTTTTGATGAGGCGGGCCAGTACATGGTTAGCTTTTCTGCGCAGATTGCGTCATCATCAGGCTCAACTGTAAACTTTTGGTTCTGGCCCACTATAAACGGTGCTGACGTGGATGATGCGTCCATGAAAACAGCCTTGCACCAAAACAACGCGGTGCTTGTTATATCTCGCTCTGCAATCTTTGAATTTGACGCTGGAGACTATTTGGAGGCCATGTGGGCTGTTGATAGCATAAATGGCTCACTGCACGCCACGGCGGCCACTGCGTTCGCGCCTTTTGCGCCTGCGTCCACAATAGCGATAACGAGGTTACATGGATAACGAGTTAGAACGCTGTAAGGATTGGATTGAGGCTGCTTTGGAATACTCCGGCGGCACTCACGACTTTGAGGATGTTGTTCGTGGCATATATTCTGGTACTATGCAGCTATGGCCAACACCAAAGGGGTGTATCGTTTT